CCCTTGTTGAAAATATGGATTAAGCATATATTTAACCTATCATATCGAATGGGGGTAACTCATAAGTATTGGACATTCTTTCTCTAATAGAATCTAATTCTTTTTGGGCATCATCATAAATCTGTCTCCCATTTAATTCAACACCACCTGGAAGTTTTACTCCTTGGAATTTTAATAAGTTCTGACCCCACTGTCTCTTAATTAAAGCAGTTGCATATGGTTTTAAGAATGAATCGTTCCAAACTCTACCAAAATCATTAGGATTTAGAGCTCTAAAGCAATCCATAATTATCCAATCTCCCACAGAAAGACTTTCCCAATCAATATCAAGATATAATCTATCCATTCTTTGATTAAATCTTATTTGCTTCTCTGTAGTTAATAGGAAATCAATATCTTCTAGATATGTCTTAAGCATTGAATATGATAGAAGTTCAGTGTTTCCCCAATAATACATATCATTTAAGAATAACTGATACTTAACATTAAACATCCCACTTGACATAGAATGTGTTCCATCAAAATGGAATATTTTAGTTACTCCAATAATAGCGGGTGGAACTTGTAAATAATTACTATTTTCTTCCCACTTAAAGGATGTTGATACTCCAGCAATCGTAGCATCGGCAGTTGTTTCAACTATTCCTACCTCACTTTTATGCGGTGCTCTCCCCCTATCAATATCTTCTTGCGTTATTTGATACTTAAGGTACATTTGAGAGACACCATCAAAATGTCTCTCTTGAAAATACTGAATAGCATCGTCAATTAAATCAGATATCTGCTCCTCTGCAACATTAACCTCTAGAACTGGAGCCCCCAGCTGTCGCTTACAGTAATCAATAAATTCTTGTCTACTTGCTGGTTGTGCCATTTATACTATTACCCCTTGTAATATTTAGGAAAGTCTTTAAGGTTGGGCAGTAATCTGCTCATACACTAAAACATTACCATTAATAATATTATATACTGTTGTTCCTGAACTCACTAAAACATTATATACATATCTTCCTTCAGAAATTGAAGTAGTTGCTGTAGATACAAGGGACAATGAAAATTTTCCATCATATGCGCTAGTAAATCCAACTGTAAAAGTTGCATCAGCAACTGTAGTTGCACCAGCACCAACACTCTTTACCATTTCAGATTTTGCAGTCCATCCTGTAAAATTAAATGCCGCATTAGATGTATCAACTACTTCAAAATTAGATTTAAAAGTAGCTCCGCCATAAATGGTTAAATTTGAACCATATGGAACACCAGAATCTGGATCAAATGTTATTTTTTTAGTTGCCATTGACTAACTCTTTAAGTAAGGATTTGATTTCATTAATTTCGCTTCTCAAATCATTTAAATCTTCCTCAATAGTCTCTACCACTTTATTTTTTTGATTTTTTGCTCTACGCATGGCAATATATCTATCATAATCTAAACTATTTACATTAACTATTGAATTGGTATCAGGATCTCTTGCGAGATCCTTATTACCCTTTACGTCATAATTATCCATATTAAGCTAATGCAATAACTCTCAAATCTTTCATTTGAGGAACATAAACTTGGTTAGTAGAAGTAAGTACAATCTTAATCTGATAAGATCTAAAAGAAGGTAGATTATCAGCAGTAAATGTATACTCTTTAAAGTCTACACTTTCCGCAGTAAATCCTAATTCATTAGATTTAGAAATAAATGAATCAGATTCACCATTACTATCTTCTTTAGAGATTACTTGTCCTCTACCATTAAGATTACTATATCCTGGGAAAGGAGTAAAGATTGGCTCAAACCCAGATACATCCCCTATCGCATAAAATGCCCTAATATCACAATTAACATTAATGTGAGCATCTACAAATATCTTAAGAGAAGTAGCAGATTGTTGCAATTTAATCTGCTTAGATAGGTATTTAAATGCTGTTGGATCAGTATCAATACCATTTACTCTACTATCAGTTACATAATCTTCAATTACATCATTAACCCTATTTGTTGTAAGAATAGCACTTACTCTTTCTCCGTCAATTACTGGACTTACCCTATTGTCAGTAGATCCAAGGGTTAATCTCATATTCATTGATTTATTTCCCTCAAATTCATTCATATTAACATCTTCATTAACTTTAGATGCTATCATTCTGGGAGTATCAAAATAATGTGTTGCATTTATATCAAAGGGTTCAAAACCTGCATCAACAAATGGAATTTCATTTCCACTAATACTACTGTTAGTAACAGTTCTTATTTCTCCAGTAATACTAGTACCCTTGGTCGTTACATTTTGAATAATAGGAGTAAAAACTTCAAAAGGCATATTCTGAGTTGCTTTTGCTCTATATCCACCAGTAGATTTGGTTTCATTCAAATACAACGCTGGGAATCCAGTATTATCACTTCTATCATCATTATCAACATTAAATTTCTCAGACATATCTAATTTGATATGATAAGAGTCAAGAGTAATTGGATCAGAAACTGTAGCATCTGATAATGTATGGATTTTATTAATCCTCTTCAAATTAACCCCATTGAGTTCATATTTATAAACAGGAGTCCCTACAGGATAATCATATTTATCAGATCCTCTAGTAATTCCACCAATAGTATTACCAGATACATTCGTATATTCAATAATTTCATCATGAATACGAAGGAATCCAGTATTAGTAGTTCCAACACCAACATTTTCAAAAGTTGAGAATATAGATGCATCAACAACAGATATTCCACCAACAGATCCAACTGGATAAGCAGAACTGAGTACTGTTGGTTTAATGTCTGATCGAACATCCATTATTTCAACAACATTCTTATCAGAATACATTCCATGGTTCTTATGATGAACTTTAATATGTGTACCATCAGAATTCACTTCAATTGAAGATACTTGAACATCTCCACCATTACTATAATTAAATTCCGTTGTAATTCCACTAGAATTAATATACATTACAGTATTTGCAGATCCAACTACAAAATTGCCTTGTACATTATCCAGAATCAATTCACTAGTATTTCCAATACCAGCAACTGTCAATTTCATATTTCTACCAACAGAAGCAATTCCAATATTAGAAACTCCAAGAACATCACCAATCTGATAACCAGATCCGCCACTATTAATAGTAGCTCCAATAGCAACTCCATCACTAATAGTAATTTCTCCAGTTGCTCCTCTTCCATTTCCGGTAAGAGTATCTAAAATTACACCAGTAAAACTATAACTTCCTGTATTAGGAGTATATCCAATACCAGCATTAGAAATCGTTAAATCTCCAACGGCTGTTCCAGCAGTTCCCACTAAATTTGCAGTTGCAGGAATTCCTTGTTGGAAAAAAGTATTTCCTACTTCATATCCAGAATCTGCAATGGTAGTTCCTAAACCAATTCGTATCTTTCTTCCAATAGTATTAAAAGAATTTGGCATAAGTATAGGAATTTGCTTATTTCCTTCTGTGAGTTGTGGACTAAAGAAATCAACATCTCCTGATGTCTCAAAATATGCTCTATAAAGTTTAAACTTAAGGTCTTCCCATTGACTTGACTCCCATGTAGAGGCATTTTGTGATTTGAATAAAGATCCCAAATACGGTTGATTTTCAACAAATTGTTGAGTCGTTAAATCATTTTCACCAACTCTTGAAATATAAACACTATAATCCGCAGATTCAGCAACCAATGTCATTGCATATTCAGTATCAGATTCAAGATAAACTGGTGCTTTAAATTGGAATGTAGTTGCAACAGATGCATCAGAGGAGAGTATGACATCATCTGGAGATTTGACAACTTCCGAGAAAGGAAGAATCTTTTGAGATGGAGTTCCATTCTCCATGGTTCTAATTTGAAAAGTAACTGGCAAATTATTTTCATCTTTCTCACGAAAGAATACATCACATCTAGTTACAAATACACCTTTATCCTCTTCGACCAAAAATGATTGTGCTAAAGGATCTCTCCAAACTCTTCTTGGTGGTGGAGGAGGTGGGGGTGGGGGTGGTATTGTCCAGAAAGTTTGAGATACTATATTTTGATCAACAGAAACCATACCAGTGGTTCTTTCTGCACCCCTAGATTCAGTCGGTTGCCTAATTTCACGTTCGGCATTTCTAACAGAAATAATATTTTCCTGAACTGTTTCTATAGTTCCTGAAGAAGTAAACTCTTTTTCTGCAAGAGTTACAGCATCATATTTATCATTATCTGCTTCACTAATCAAAGTAAATGTTTTAGTTCCAGATTCAAACTGAGGGAAAGCATTACAATTTGGATCTGGGTTCCAATAACTTCCAATAAGACCTGCTGCCATATCAGAAATTAAACGAATTTGATCAACATTAGCAGTCGCTCCACTTCTCTGCCCAACCAATCTCATACCTTGTTCAACCCATCCATAAAAATTTCCTAATGCCTCATCAGCAAGTGAACGAGTATCTACATTCAAAATAGTAGAAGTCGATGAGTATGTATCTGGAAGTAGTTGAAGAGTATAAGGATTTTCAGGATAAACTCCTGATGGAGCATTATAAAAACCTTCTCTATGATTAGCTGATGCTACCCTAAAATATACTTCAGAACAACGTGGTTGATGATCGGAATGATTGCCAGTCATATCCATTAAACCATGCACAGTTTCTCCGACCTCAAAAGTGCCAGAAATCATATTTATTTCAAGAAGTTTTGGAACACAATACTTGGTTACATCTTCTCCATCAAAGAATGCATACATTCTTGTTAATGGCTTAATACGCTTACCAACAAATTGAATATTCCTAGATCTCATCCATGGAATAATTTCCCTACTTACCGTTCTATCTCCTATAGATTCTCTATCATATCTCTCCGAAATGACTACTTGAGAACCTTCCCTACTTTCAGTTCCAGTATCGATAGTTTCTTCTAATGTATGTCTGGTAGTTGTAGTAATTCTTGTTCTTCCAGACCACCTTGAAGTAACTCTATCCTCAAATCCTCCAGATCTTGTCTCTGTCCCAGTCCAGTTAATAGACCATGCATCCCAAACAATAGGTGCAAATCCTGTCTGAGGATCCACATCTTCTGTAGCTGCAGCAAGTCTTATAGATGCTGCATAATCACCCTCAACCTCAATAATTTTAGCATCAATTCTTTGCGTATCTATCCAAGTATCTGATGCTGGAGTTAAATCAACAGTTCCTTGCCAGAAATTCATAATGAAAGGAGTTACACTTTCTGCTCTTGTACCAAACAACTGTGTAACCCATTCTACCTCAGAATAATCTAAAGTTAGAATATCATTTTCTTGCTTCCTTACATTAGTTCCGACAGATGTATTTGCTATTACACCTGGAGTTTCTGTTACACCAACCTTAAGATCAATAGCATTGGTATAATGCTTTGGTCTACATGCACCAGTTTTTCTATCAATACTATTATTGATTCTATTACTAGTAGATTGAGATGCAAAACTGCTAAAATTATCAACAAAGAAACCAGACTTATACCTATTAATACCATCACTATCAGGAACAAATATATTAGCAGTATTAAGTTCTAATAAAGATAAAGAAGTATAATACTCCAAATTCCTAAGTCTATCCTCAAGTTTTTTAATATCTTTCATTCTAAAGCGTTTATGCTCTAGGAATTTAATAATAGCATCATTAGGATTATACAAATATGGTGGAAGAGTGATTGTAGCTACTTCTATAGCATCATCAACTGGATTTGGATACTGTGGATTATCTGAAGGAGTTCCATACACCAACTGGAAAGTTCCAGTTTTTGTTAAAAAGATTCTATCAATCCTTCCTTGATAGTATGAAAAATTAGCAATAATATTTTCATTTGATGCTAAAATATTAGTAGCAGAATTCCCACTTCCATTAAATTCTCTTCCTAAAAATTCAAGAGGAGATCTTACATTTTCAACGACTGTATAATCAGAAACTCTTGGTCTAATATCAATAATATCACTATTTCTTATTCCATTAATTGATTGAATTTCAGTTCCATAATTATAAGTTTCATATGAATTTACTGTAGTAATATCACCTTCATCAGTTGAATCATAATAACCATTTTCAAAATAAACCTTTAATCGCTTAGTTGGAGGTTCGGCATCAGATTTTCTTTTAAGTGTTCCATAATTATAGAAAGATTCTTTTTGACCAGAATTAAAAGTATAAGTAGAACCTATATCAAAACTTCCAGCACGTAAAGTACTAATTATTGCAGTCACCTCAGATTCTTGAAATTCTACAGTTTCTCCTTCTACAAAGAATAAATCATTTAATGGAATATAAGAAATTTGAGAATCATCTATTTTTTCAGCACATATTGCTACTGCTCCACTTGACTGACCTATCAAGTGTTCTCCAATTATCAGTTCAGCAGTTGTATTGCTATCACTTATAATCGAAGTAAGAATTATTGTGGGTGCTGTTGGATCTGATGTATCTGCAGATTCATAAATTCCATGAACTGCAATAACATCGGGACTATTCAATGATATAATTTTATCCTGAACTCTTGTTCCATATGGATAATTACCAGAACCATAATATAATCCATCATTTGCATTAGTTGAACCAATACCAGAATTTGAGTTTCTTGACTTATCAACTATAATAGAATTAACTCTATTTTTTATCTTTTTCTTTGCTTTTAGTTTTGATTTCTTTAATGTTGCGATTAATGTTGCTCCAGTATCATTAGATCCTAAATTGCGAATAGATAATTCTGTTGCAGTAGCATTAAAGGAGAATCTATCAGCACTTAAAGTTTCTGTAGTTCCATCAGATCTTATTAATGAATACCTTTCTTCATCATAGGTTAAAAATGATTCATTAGTTCCAGCTGTTGGCTTAGTACCCGATGCTATCTCATTTGATGCAATATTAACAGTATAAACCTTCCTAATACTAATAGTCGATTCATCCAAATCTACATTAGAAATATTTGGTTTTGGAAGTGTTGTAAATAACGAGTTATCAGAAGATTTACTCAAAGGAGAAGATAGTACTTTAAAATCTGTAGGAGAAATGAGTGAGGAAGGAAGAGCACCTTCTACAACTCCCGTTACTGTAGTGACTCCTGCAATATTAATATAACTGGAAGCAACAGAATTACCTGATCCAACATAAGTAACCTTAGCCATTACAGGATCTTCTAAAGCAGTATCAGTATACTGAACTAAATCTCCTACTCTTACACTATTATCCCCTGATAAACTTGCATTTAATTCTATAGAGGGATTATATAAATTATTACTCCTTACCGTACTTACACCTCCACTAAAAGCAGTAATTGATACTATTCCAACATTAAAATTAGTTGATTGAATTACATCTGCACTGAAAGTATTAATTCCTACAAGACCATCACTTGTGCCGTAAATTGATCTTACATTAGAAAGAGATTCTTCAGTTACTGATAGGGCAATTCTTCCATTTTCAATTCCATTAAAAATTAATTCTTCATTATTAATAAATTGCCCAGATATATCATATACAGTTACAGCTGTTCCTGCAGAAACTGCATATCTAAGGAAACCTGTTGCTCCGCTATTTTTTCCTTCAATAAAAGTAGGAACAGAAAGTGTATGTGCTTGATTTAAAGAAATGTTAGTATATTTTTGAACATCGTATAAAGAAATTCCCCAATTATTTACATTATCATTTGAAGTATTATAAGATCCCGATTCTAATTTATAATCATATACTCTAGCAAGTCCAATTTCATTTCCAGGAGATACTTCTTGATCATCTCCAACTCTTGCATTTCTTAAACTTACATAATAAGTATTACCAATTCCTATTGTAGGAGTTCTATAATTTCTATTTAAATCTAAAGTTAAACCTGTATTGTATATAAAAGATCGATCTTTTAAGAGTTTAGTTGATCTAGGTTTATCAGCATCTATCCAAGTGGTATTAATAGTTTCAACCTCATATCCCTTAACATATGCTTTTCCGGGAGAAACTTTATATAATGCCAAATCATTGGATGGAATAGATCCCCCATATGTAAATTGATCGGCCTGAAAAATTCCACGATTTCCAAAATTATCATTTAAAGAATTCTGTACAGACACTCCAAATGGTTTTACATAATAATGACCGCTTTCATCATAAGTTCTTCTTGCAAGAGTATCCACCACATCATAATCAAAAGATCCTTCTCCAAATCCTTTTCTATTAACTGCCCTTAAAGCACCATTAACAACTTCTGCCAATTCAATAAAATTAGTACCATCCAAATCAGTAATACTTTTCTTAAATAAAGATACTGAAATTTTTAATCTATTTGCCCCAGGTGCAGCATAATTATTAAATCCTTGCGAATTATCATTTAAAGTCTCATCTTGATCCGCAGTAATTATTTGCTCATCTACATAAAATCCAATCTTATAAGTAGGTAGGTATCCATATTGATCAAGAATAAGAGTCTCTTTATTTACTAAAACAAAATGTCCTCTAATAAAATAAACACCTTCTTCAATTTGAAATGAAGTTCCAATAATTGCAGCCTCTGTAGAAACAGTTGTGGCAAAAGGAGATCCTGCTTTAATTGTAGTATTGCTTAATAGACCAGAAATAATATCTACATCACAAGTTAATTCTTCAGCATCTGAAAATGTCTCTGTATTATTATCAGTAGTATTAGAAGATATATAATTACAATAAAGAGTTAAAATATCTCTCTCAGAATCTTCAGGAAGTAAAACTTCACCAACAATTGCTGTTACTCCAGATTGTAATCCAGTAATTTTTGCCCCAATTAACTGGTCAATATAAGCAGAAACTGGTACTCCTTTAAACTGATTATTTAATTGAATACCATTATATTTTGGATTATATCCTATATTTCCGGGAATTACCTTAGCACCTTCCTTGAAAAAATGCTGCCCAAACTTTTCAATTTGATTTTGAAGTATTGATTGTAAATTATTTAATTCCCTAGCTTGTATTGGATATCCAGGTTTAAATAAAACCTGATGATAATCACTATTTGCATCAAAGTCGTCAAAATACGGAGCTACATTTAGATTAGTTTGCTGGGGCATGATTTTTTAAAACTGCAAAACGACTTTAATATCTTCTTTTTGATTCGATGATCTGACAATAGATGGTCTATTATCAACATAAACTATATTTCCAGAATGTCTTTTAACTTCTGGATTAGAAATACCTTGAGTAAAATCTTGACCAAGGTAATATGTTCTATTATTTATTACAGTAGAAAGACCTGTAAATGAGGTATCTATTTCTAAATTTGATCCAGATGATGGGACAATAGTAATACTTCCATTTCCTATAGGAGTAGAAGTAAATTCTTGAATTTCAAACCCATATGTAGGATTTGTTATTGCAGTTCCAACCGTAGTGAATCCTGCCATTGATCTATCTTGCCAATACTTTAATACTCCTGTATTTTGATCATAATTGATAACTCTACCAACAGCAGTTGCTCCAGTTGCCACAGTTTGTGTAAAATATGCATCTGAAGTAAAAGTAGCTGTACTATATCCAGTTCCTGTCAATCTAATTGCACCGACAGCACTAGCTTTATCTTTAGATAAAATTGCAGTAGATCCATATTCTTTTGGATTTTCTACAACACCAATTCTTGCGATTTGGTTTCCTGTTATAAAATCTGGGTCTTCATTATCATTTTCAATTCTTGAATATAAGAGAACATTATATGATCCAAGTTCTCTATAAATGTCAGCACCATGTCCCCCTTCAGGAGAAATGATAACATCAAAAGTAGGTCTAGTAGTTCCTGTTGGAACTCCTCCAGAAACTAAATCAACACTACCATAAGTATATCCGGACCCTTGATTAGAAATGGTTATTGAATCAACTTTAGAGTCATTATTAACCACAATAGTTGCTTCTGCACCATTACCATCACCTTTGATAGGAACTTTAGTATAAGTTCTATTAGCAGTACCAATACTAACACCACGATTAGTAATAACTATAGTTTTAATAGACCCATCAACAGCATTTCCTCTTACTGCAGAATCGTCGGTATTAGTTTCCCAATCTTGAGGAACTGGCATAAAATCAATAGAATCAAATTTTGTAACTTCAGAAGGTTTAATAGTATAGAGATATTTCCAAATATAACCATCTCCACTACTACCTGCAGATCTTGGTTCCAAATCTGTAAAAGTTGGTTCATCTAAAGAAGGCTTTCCATTAGGATTTTCTGGATCAGTACCATTCTGCAAACACTCATAGACCCTATAATCACTATTAAGAACAAAATATGAAGCACTATATAGATTAGTTGCTCCAGTTACTTTAGAAGTATTGGTAATAGTATAGTCACCCCTATAATAATCATACGTAATTCCAGATGACCATATTCTTTTTGGAACTACTTGCCTAACATCCGAAGAATTAATTCTCTTCATCGCAATCATAGTATCCCAATATTCATTTTCATCATTAAATGAATCTTTAGGAGGAGGTGGACTAACATCCCAATCAGATTGAAAATCTGTAGGATTTGGCAATCCAATAAAGGTGTAATAGGAATTGTTAGAAGATTGTACTCCCGCAAGAAAATTCTTAGCGTTTAATATCCTAATCTGATCAGTTATAATGGCAGCCATTTTTTGGAACTTTTTATTTATTTATTTAACTATTTAATCAAACACTATAATTTTTAGATTTTAATGGATCAAATCTCTGTACCATCATGGAAGTTGAGATTCCAGAAGTTATTGTTCCAATTCCACCCATGGTATATGCAGTATAAGAGTTTTCTGCAGATCTATAAGGTAAATTAATCTTACCCCAACTAAACTCACCAAGATAATCTGAAGTTGTTATTCCAGTACCATAAGGCATTAATGTTTGAGTATTTACAAACACTCTTCTTACATATGTTGTAATACCAGACACATTTTTCTCAACACTTTCAACTGATTGCACACTATAAACATTATCTATAAATGAAGCTCCTATTCCTAC